GTATCTCCAGAGACTATCTTTCCTTTGTATGATAAATGAAGTCTACCTTGTTCAGACCAAATAACTTGATCAGAAGACATAGACTCTTCAGCCCCAACTTTAGATAAGAAACCTGAAATAGTTCTCGGTCCGAAAACCTCAGCTTCTTTCTCCATAAGTTCAGGCAAGTATTGTTGACCCCAGTTTGCACTAGCAGCGCCAGTACTTGTGAAGTCGATATAGTTTGTTGTAAGTGCAACTTGCTGTGAAGCAGGTACACTATTTAACAAACCACCGGGATTTGAAATTGCCATAATTATAAATTTTTAAATTAACTTTTCTTTTTATTACTCTTAATTCTAAAAGATCTATTTTTTATATCAGCAGCAGATTGACCTAAAACTTTATACTTAACACCACCAACGTTTGTTTCGCCGTGTGTTTTTCTAGGTTCTAAATTAATATTCTTATCTTTAGCAACTCTATCTTTGATTGCATCAGCTTTACCTTGCTCATAAAAATGTTTAGCAACAGCGTCAGCATTCATAGCTGTGAACAAAGATTTATGATAACCTTCAGCGTCTTCAATAGTTGATTCATCATCACCGACAAACTTGTCAATGAAATTATTTAAATCGCTTTGAGTTTCTTTTACTTTATCTACGTCCTTAACATTAAACCTATATTTTTTATCTCCGACATTATATTCAAAACCTTTGAAATTTTGTCCAAAGAAACTATTAGTTTTATTTAAAAACGTTCTTTGACTTGCGCTAGATTTTTCTTGTTGATTTTCTAGATCTTCGTTATACTTATGATAGAAATTAATAGCATCTTGTTGTTCTTGGGTCAACTTTGACCCTGCTTTAATCTCTTCATAATACTTAGACTTTTGCCCGTCTAAATAGGCTTTAGCCTCGGCAACTTGCTCTTTAAGGGCTATTTTCTTTTTACGTATAGTTTTCTCATCGTCTATCTCTTCATCAATACTAAACTTATCTTCTAATAAGAAGTTTCTTTCTTCAGCTGATAAATGAGATTTAGTAGTTCTGTAGTATTCGTCTAAAACATCTGAGTCGTCCATGTTAGAAGTATCTCTATTTAAATTTACATAATCTTCTAAATCACCACCAGTTTCTTCCATAAACTCTACTAGCTTCTGTATATTCTCCGGTAGCGGCTCTCCAGTAATCTCAGACTCAGCAACAGCTTCTTCAACGGCTTCTTGAACATCTTCAACTTCTTGTTGAACTTGCTCTTCCTCTGTAACCTCTTGTATTACGGGTTGCTCTTCTAGCTCTTGCTCTACTTGTTCTTTTACGTTTTCTTGTTCTTCGACAACTTCTTCTTCTACTGCTTTTGGCTCAGCGTCTAAATTAACTTTAAAAACACTGTCGTCCTCAGCACTATCAAACATAGTGTTGTCTATTACTTCTTCAACCTCTTGTTCTATAGGTTGTTCGTTTTGTTCTTCAGTTATTTCTTCAATAACTTCTTTGTTTTCTTCTGTCATAATAAAATTTTATAAAATATTAAAAATTAGGAGATTATATATTAGCGTCTCCCGTTATAGTATCATTACCTGATGATTCAAACTTTTTAAGTGAATCACCCCCAGTTCTTTGGTCTATCATTTCTTTTTGATGCATTGCTTGCATATTAACTCTTTGATCTCTTCTATCTTCTCTAGTATTCTCCATTTGACTATTAGTCTGTTGCTTTAATACTTCCATTTGAGAATTCAATTGAAACTCATAAGCCATTAATTGTTTTTTAGCTTCAACTTCAGCTTGTAAGTACTGAGCTTTAGTTTGACTTTTTATTTGTTCTAGCTGTGCATCAGCCTGCATCTTCGCTTGATTCTTTTGCATTTCAGCTTGTGCCGCCGCTTGAGAAGCTTGAGCGTTAGCCTGAGATTGTGCTTGCATATTTTGTTGTTGCATCTTCTGATCTCTTTCTTGTTTCTTTTTTCTTTTTACTTTTAATAATTGATTTGCAAGTTTTACGTTTCTTATATTACGTAAGTCAATAGCATCATCTAAATCAATACCACCTTGTTGTATAGATACTTGTATATTATTTTCTAACATTTGCTTCTCCTCTTCATCTGGCATTAGTTCTATAAATATACCAAAATCATAAAGGTGTAGCTCAGACATTTCTTTTAATGTAGCAACATTGTGCGCACCTAAGGCTCTTATAAAAGCATCTTTAGTTGGTGAGTACTCTATTATATCTGCTATACGTAAAGATAAACACTCTGCTACCTCAGCTGTTATAAATAACATTGATTGCAATATATGCCTTGTTGCTGTATTAGAATTAGCGGCTGCCATTTTTTGAACACCAACCAAAGCATTACGATCAGGTGTGCTAGCGTCTCTTGCTTCATTTAACCCCGTCACATCTCTTATCATTTGTAAGTAATAGTTATAAGTAGATATTAAACTTTGTAACTTACCACTATTAACACCATTACTTATTTGTTGTATAGGTATTTTACCGGGATTCATATCGCCTTCAGATGTAAAACTTCTACCTATAACACTACCAGTCTGGAAGAACATGTTTAAAGCTTCTTGCGGATTATAGTTTGTTCCATTACCCAAATCTATTTCAGCCAAACCATCAGCATCCAAATAAACACCGTCTGGTACCATACGAGCCATAACTTGCTGTAGCTTTAAATGAGTTAGTTGTATCATGTCCGCAAAGCTAGTTATTCTACCTACTAAACTTTCTATTCTACCCTCGTACATTCTAGGCGCTACAATTTGATAGTTCATTTTAACTCTACTAAAATCAGAGTCAGATCTCATCATGTTATCACACATTTGCCAAGAAAGTATTTTGTCAGCACCGACAACATAAACACCTTCGTATAAAGTTTCAATAACTCTTTCTAATTTATGAAACTCACCATTCATACTTTCTATAGGAGGGTTAAATGAATCGTCTTTTTCTATTACCTTTTCAGCTCCAGTTCCCATCTTCTTTAACTTATAAACATTATTCATATGTGTTTTATAATTAAAATATAAAACTTGAATTTTGTTTTTATCATAGTTACTTACGTAGTCTACTGGATTTTGTCTTTTATCTGTTATTTCTTTTATTTCTTCTTCAGATAATTTAGGAAATTGTTTAACTAATTCATTGATAGGTATTTCTTTTACTTCACCAACGTAGTATATATCTTCAAAATAAGGAGAGTCTGTGTGTGAATATATTAAATTAGCTGGATCAACATATTCAGCTTTAGCACCACTACTATAATCAAAAGTAGTTTTAGTTGCTCCAATACCTAAAACAGTTAAATCATATAAACATCTTCTTCTAACTAAATCATAATCGCTACCTTCTAGTAAAACATTTAACGCTTGCTCCTCAGCTAACTCAACGGCTTGTTTATAATCTAACTGCATATGTAACTTTAACTCCTCTTCTGAATCAGGTAATTTTTCAGGATCGTTTTCTTTCATATCTATATCATACTGTTGCTGTACTATAGCATCAAAGTTCTTAGCCCTCATGTCTCTAAGAAGAGACTCCATATATTCAGTTCTTTTACTAACACCATATTCATCTTGTGAATAACAATTTATTTGGTAACTTCTTTGAGCCATACCATTTACAACAATGTCAACAAACTTAGGTATAATAGGTACAGGTTTCCAATCAAGATTTAAATAAGATAAATCACCATTAATAGATAATTCATTTTTATATTTTTGTATAGGCTGTTCTCCTCTAGCATATAATCTTAATTTATGAAAATTATTTTTGTAATCATTAAATTTATGTGTAGCGCCTGAGAACCACTCGTGCCTTATTGCTCTTGCAATTTTTAAACCGTAATCTTCTTTAAGTTTTTCTAAATCGCTAACAGCTTGTGATGGAAAATGTATTGAATGTTGTGGGTTCATAATTTACTTTTAATTATCTTAGATGAAAATCCTTTATTATTATATTTTAATATTCTTAAGTTTAATGGTTCTTTTTTTACTTTAGGATTTGGTCTATATAAATGTCTGTTGCAAGCCATGATAGCTAAGCCAGAACTTATTGAAGCATCATGCTTTGTTCTTTTGTTTATATTAAATCTAGACCAATCGTTTAAAGTGTCATTAAAATACATTGTACCATAAGTACCGTCATTTAATAATCCAACGTGATCGTTGATATACATTTCAATTGCCGCCGCGTGAGCTTGCTTTATATCTTCACTAGAATTAGGCATACCACCAACTTCTTTTTCTGTAACAGATAATTTATTCCAAATTTTATCTGGTCTATTCATACTAAATCCTCTATACCCTCTTCTTCTTAAATAATATAATAATCTTGGTTTATTATTCTCAGCAAGTATTGGCATACCGTAAAATACTAGTGCCATTAAAACATCCTCAAAAAATATTTCAGCTGTTTGTGGTCTTGCTATATACTCAAGGAAAAAAGTATTTGCTGGAGCATCTTCCATTGAAAACTTTGTTAATCCA